TTCTGGTTGACCGAGTACCTATAACCACCCTGCAGCGCGCGGATTAACTTAACACATGCCGGGTCAATCAGCAAGGCAGGCCCCACATCAGTCAATCGCATCAGATAATACTCCATCGACTCCAACCTCGGCGCCAGCGTGTTCCCGGTGTGCTCGTGCACCTTCAGCTGTGCCTTGCGCAGTATGTTCACCACGCTGTCTTCGGTGCTCTGCGCGCGACTGCTCGCTGCAGGGTCTGGAATGATGCCGAACTCCATGTTTATGTACTTGCGCGCGAGCAGTGGCTTGAGGTACTCAGGGATCATTCGCTGTGTTCCCACGTTCTGCAACACGATTTCATCCAGTATCACCACACGGCCATGCAGATCGATCTGCCCGAACACCAGCGCGCTGCCGGCCAGCCCCGGGTCATACCCAGCCAAGATGGGCAGCGATGGGTTGTGGCGTAATGACTGTTTCGCTACGTGAATATCTCTGTTAAAGTATGGGAACACTGGCTTGCCGGCGTGCGAATAGCCCCAAACTCCCTCTATAAACTGCTTGATCCACGGCTCAGACTTGCCTTTTATGCCTTCGGTGTAATACCCTCTCCCACCCGGCAAATTCTCGATATTCTCCGCATCCGCACTGAACCCCGATGGCTGCACGAACAATTTCAGGTTATCCGGCGCTGCTTCAAACAGCAGCTTGTACCAGTATGAGTCTTCCTGCCCGGGGTTGCTCGAGCCAAACATGCCCCAGTTTGTGCACCCACCGTCTTTTCTGCTCGGGAAGCGCCCGCAACGTGCAGACAGCGCCTCGATAACATCCTTGTTCAACTCCACGAACTCATCCAGCACGGCGAAGCTCACTTCAAGAGACAGCACGCGCGCCACGTCGTCTGCAGTGTCCAAGGCTCTGAACAGTATCTCCACTTCGCAGTCACCGAACCGCATGATGAACTTGTTCTCCGATGCACGCCATGTACCGGCCACGCCATCCTTGAACCACGTGAAGAATGAAGATAGCGTCGTATCTTTCAACTGCGGGAACGTGTTCCGCACGACAACGAACCGCGTGCGCCGTATACCGTCCACAGGGCTGGGTTCCTGCAGCTTGGCGAGATACGCGATCTTGAACAGCAACCCTGTTGTTTTCCCACTCCCGATCGGGCCGATAATGAACGAGTAGAACAGCTGTCCCGGCAAGTAGTGCTTGATGAACTCCTTGACGGTCGGCGGCGGTGTGTAGTCCACGTCTGCCATAAGCTATTTCCCGAGCTTCTTGTTCGCCGCTGCGTCAATCTGCGCCTGCTCGGCGGCTGACAAACTGCCTGCGTTCTTCTGCTGCGATGCCCGGGCCTTCGCATTGGCGGCGCGCGCCGGCGTGTCCACCGGGTACTTGCGCTTTGCCGGAAGTCCGAACGATCCTGATGGTAACGCGTTACGTTGCTTGGCTTTCATGGTTGCCTCCCTATAAATTGATGTTGATCTGGAAGTTGTTGCCGTTGGCGGTGCCTGTATCCTTCGGCTCGTAGCCGGCCCACTTGACCGTCGCCTTGATCAGATCGGCCCTGACGTTGGCCGGGGTGCGCGGGTCCTGAATCATCGCGTAGGATGTGCCGATCACGTTCTCTGCCTGCAGACCAGCCTTCGCGCGGAACGTGTAACCGTCTTTCTCCAACATGCCGATGGCGCTCTCAATCGCCTTGACGAAGCGTTTATTTTCGCACAGTGCCTCGTAGTGCTCGCGCGTGATGTTGTAGCTCTCGCAGATTATCTTGACCGGCTGCTCGCGCATGGCCAGTTCGATGGGCAGACTTGGAGGGAATGAAAGACGTGAGGGGTCCTGCAGCTGAAACTCCTGCACTTCCTCTATCACCGCTGGAGGCTGAAACAACTCCTCGTCGGTGAAGTCTTCCTCAAGTGCTTCCAGTCCGTTCATCTTTACTTACCAGCTGGTCGCTTCTCCAGACCTTTTTCTGCCAGCATCGATGCGATGTCGTCCATGTGCAAACAGTCACACATGCAGGCACCACTAAATGCTTGTGTGCGGTCATCCACGATGATGCCATTGCAGTAATCATTTCCTGCCACTGCGCGAATCAGCACACCAACGTGGGTGATCTTACCTTGGCTGTCGATCTGAACAATCTCATCGCCATTCTTTGCTTCCCTGCCATTACGATAGTGCATGGTTTTCTCCTTAAAAAATTAAACTACTTCCCGCTCTCAAGCGCCTCTGCTTTAAGTGCGGCGTACGCAACGCAATCATCCGCGCTGTCCTTGTGGAAGTCAACCCTCGACCACTGGCGTACATCCTTGAGCACCTGCAACAGCAGCCAGCCTTCGCTTTCTTTCAGCGTGTGGCCTGTGATCGTGTTGAACGCCGCCACGGCCTTGCCCATGCTGCGCTCTCCGCCGGGAGTGTCGTAAGTCTGGCCGCGTTCGTCCATAATCTGCGCTGCGCCCAGCAGGTAGTCTCTCGCGCTCATCTCTTCCCCTCCGATCTGTTGCGCTTTTTACAAATCCACTCTATCAACCGTATTCCTGATATTACTTAAGCATGTTTCAAGATGGCGAATCTTCGAACGCAACTCATCAAAATACGCTGGCCACGTTTCGTCTGGCATGCGCTCACAGCACTCCGTTGGTTCATTGGGTCGGGCAATTCTCTCGAGCTTTTTATCTGCAACTAGTGCAAGGTCTTCCGCGTTCAGCATCAAGTCGTTGAGCATCTCACACACCCTGTACGCAGGATACATTTCTGGTGCTGGTTGCAGTGGAATTTCAGATGCTGCTTTTGCGTTTGATGTAAGTTCTCCATAACGAATTTTTTCCATGCTACTCTCCTTTAAAAATTAAATTGCTTGCCGCTCTGTTGCGCTAAGTCAGACCTTTTTCTGCCAACATCGATGCGATGTCATCGATGTGCAAGCAATCCGCAATATCCACACGTGAGAATTGTGTTTCACGCTCCCCTTTTACTACCAAAGTCCCAAACCCTTTGTCTGCGTGGATTGCAAATATCAATAGCCCGAAGTCTGTTATTTTACCTGTGCAGGGGTCCAACTTGACTACCATATCCTCCGCACAGGCTTCACGCCCATTGCGATAACGCGGGGTTTTATCTCTAAAAAACTCCTTAAATTCGCCATAGCTAACTTGCTTCCATACGTTGTGTGAGCTTGGCCGATCTGTATCGCGTATAAAAAAGGCGTCTTCGTACCTACCCGCAACCACAACACGAATTACTATTACATCTCCATCAAGCGATACTTTTTTCATCTCTTCTCCTCCGATCTGTTGCGTTTTTTCACGCGGTTCACATACCGTATCATCTGGGCCTTGACCATCTCAGGGTTGGCGTCTTTCCACGCCCTCACACGTATTTGCGAGTGCATCCGGCAATAGGTTGCCAGTCCGCCGGGATTGCGGATGTTGTTTCCGAACTCAGAGACTGGTATTTCCTCACCACAGTCCGGACAGTATTTTAGTGTTTTCTTTGCCATGGGTGCGCACGATAAAGTAAAAGAGGGTGCGTGTCAAGCAGCGTCAAAAATAACTTTGACAGAGGGTGTATTAGGGTGTAAAGTGCCGGATATTGGAAATAAATTTTGGAGTGAGTGATGAAGGTTGATCCGTTTAAGCAAATACCGCTGCCCGGGATGTGGGTGAGCGATGCTGTGCGCCCCCAAGGGTCTAATGACTTGTGCTACTACGTGTGGTACGGAGCCTATCGCGTGTATATCAAGGATCTTTCGGTCGAGCACTTCGTCGGGGCCAAGACCGAGAAGCTGGGTAAGATCGCAGAGACGCTTGAAGAGACGAAGCAGTTTATCGAGAACCAGACGTTGTTGGAGGGATGAGTGATGGATGCGGAACTGGTTTGGAGTTGGAGAGAAAGTGATCTGTTCCAGCAGTGGTTTTTATACTCTGCTGATCTGAAGTTTGCCGCTGCGGTCACCTCACACCCGATACAAGGAGAGTTTCGCTATGCGCTGGATAAGTTAGCAACTTTGGATGTCTGTCCGGTCGAAACTCTAGAAGAAGCGAAGCGGTTTGTTGAGGCACAGTACATTTTGTCGAGGGGGGAGTGATGGCTGACTTGAGATGGGTTCTCAGTGAGGACGAAATAGATGCGGACCTGTACGACGGCACTAGAGCGGTTGCTTTTATACTAGCTACCGGCAAGAGATTCAAATATGCCATACTGTTTACCCAGTCTGCT